TGCCAGAGTTCTGTGCTTTAGCCGCTGCAGCCTTCTGCCACTCGTTCACCCCGGTGTACGCCGCGTGGAACTTGTCCCGAATCTCCGCCGCCTCATCCAGCGACATCTGAATGCCCACGGCACCGGCGTAGGAACGCAGGCCCTTGGCGCCCGAGCCATATAGCAGGCCGAAGTTGGCGCTCTTGCTGATCTGGCGCATCTGCTTCCGAACGCCGTGCTCAGCTAAGTCAAACGCATCCCCGTAAATTGCTCGAGCGGTCACGGTATGGAGGTCTTCCCCCTGCTGGAACGCCTGCTTCATCAGCGCGTCGTTCGCCTCGGCAGCCGCCAGCCGCAGCTCCATCTGGGCATAGTCCGCCACCACTAGGCTCCAGCCCTCGGGCGAGCGAACACAATCACGGAACTCCGGATCACGCGGACACTGCTGAAGATTGGGCGACATGCACGACATGCGGCCCGTATCGGCCCCAAGCTGCAAATAGCTGGCCCGGATAAACCCGTCCGCGTCCTGGTGCTTGAGCAGCGACTCCACCATCTGGCGGCGCTTCTCGACGCGCTTCCAGCGCAGGTACTGCACCACAATCTCGTGGTCGGCCGCATACTCCCGCAGCGCCGCCCGACTGCATGATGGTTTGCCGTCAGCATCCACCGGAGTCTGCCCCAGCAACGCCGTAAACACCTCTTTGAGCTGGTGCGGCGAGTTGATGTTGAACCCAGCCGGCCGCTTGTCGCCGCCGCGCACAGTGCCAGTGGCCTTCGGCCTGAGATTCAGCTCGCCATCGGGATCTCTCGGCAGCTTATGCGTCGCCGGCAGCGCCTCGTCGAGCGCCACCACAAACTCCGCGCCCATCCGCTGGTTGTCTGCTTCCAAGTCATCGCGAAGCTGCTCCAGCATCTCCTTGTTGAACGGCAGCCCGGTGCGCCACAGCTGCGCCATGGCAGGCAAAGCAGTGCATTCCAGCTCCCAAGCGTTGCGCAGCTGCCCGGTCTTCATGCGCTCCCGCAACGGTTCCCACAGATCCAGCAGCAGCTTGACGTCGTTCGCCGCGTACTCCATCTGCTCCTTCCGCAGATCGCCGCTCCAGTCGCTCTTCTGCTCCTCCTTGGACATTTCCACGTTGAGGTAGCGCTTCACCACAAACTGCAGGCCGTGGCGCAGATTGGGCAACCCGTTCGTCAGCAACCGGCTTGCCAGCATTGAGCAGTACACCTCCCCCTCGGGATACAGCTCGTGCTCTTGGAGCCAGCCCAGATCGAATACCGCGTTATGGGCAAGCCAGCGGCGCTTTCGTGCGAAGAACCGATCCAGCTCCAGCCAGCCCTCGTTGTCCAGCTCCCAGCAGTCAATCACCACCGGAAACTCGCCCTCGGCGCAGAACTGCAGGAGCCGCATTCCGCCGTGGGTCGGCTGCAGCCCCGTCGTCTCACAGTCAAACGCCACCAGATCGGCATCCTCCAGCAGGCTCAGATGCTCGACCCCAAAATTGATTTTCATGCCAAGTAAGGCGGTTACCCTATTAGGGTAGCACGTCAGTCAGCAAAAGCCTCCAGCTCGGCGGCGACGGCGAGGAGGTCATACTCATTGATGATGGGGTCACCACTTCCATCGCCATAACCCAGTTGATCCGCAGCAGCTCGCAGGGCGGCGGCGAGGATTAGGTAGGAGTCTTTGCCGGGGAGCAGATTGCTAGCATCCAGTACCGACTGAGCGGCGGGGGAGAGGTTGGTCATTTGTGGGGTCCAAAGCAGATTACACGAGGTCCGATTACGATAATTACAGCAAGTTCAACTTTTGGAATGTTTCCGCCAAAGCCAACGCCGACAAAGAATGTCTTGTCAAACTTAGCTTTGCGGATAGAAAACCATTTTGTTTCAGTCATTGGGCAGGGCCTCCAGTGCGCGGCGGATGGGGCTATCGGGTGCAATGTCCATAACGTTTTCCCATTCAGCCAATTTAGCCAGCGCCTGCTCCTTCAAGCTCGGCGGCTTGGGGCGGCGGGCGGCGCGGAGTTCTAGTGCAAGACTTTCACGGAGATCGCGGGCAAAGTAATGGCAGCACGCCTCCAGCTCCCTGTCGGCGCCCCATTGGGCGGCGCGGGTGGCAAAAGCATGTTCCCAATCTCGGCCTATTGCGTTTGCGTTCATGGGAACCGAATCGTTAGCCCACTCTTCGACTAATTCTGGCGGTGGGGTGATGGGGTGGGTCATCGCTGTGCCTCAAGTTTGTCAATAAGGCGCATCAGATACCACATGGCTTTCTGTGCATCCTGCTGCGGGTTGTCCTTGTCCCACATGCGCTCCAAGTACTTAAGCACCTGCCATTGGAGCGCCCCAAGCACTGGATCGGGCGCTCGACGCACAGCATCTTCCAGCACTTCAATCACCTCAAACTGGCGCCCCGCCGTGTAATGCGCGGGGCGATTTACCATGTCACTCATCGTCGTACAGGTCAGAAAGGTCCACTGGCGCCCAGTCAGTGATGTTGTCCGACAGGACAACCATGAACTCTGCGTCGGTCGCAGGGATCAGCGCTTCATCGTCCATGTGCCAGGTGCCTCGGCACAAGGCAGGCCCCCACTCGGGCGGGTCGAGGTCGCTCTGCTTGCGGACAAGTACCGCATCGTCAACCACAGCTTCAACCACAAGTAAGTCGCCATCGAACCGGAGGTCGTTGATTTCAAGAACTTGACTCATTTGCCTGCCTCCTCCAGCACGACACGGCTCGCCGCCTCGATCTGCTCAACGATCCAGTACTCAAGCTGCCGAAGCCGCTCTAGGTGGAACGCATCGTAGGGAGCCTCGAGCGCCTTGTCGTGCAGGACGTTGATGTGATGCTGCGCCAGCCGCTGCGCGTACTGCACAGAACTGAGCGCGGTGAACAGCGACATGGTGCCGCTGGGTGCCTCAAGGGCGGGTGTGATGGTGGTGGTGGTAGCCATGACGGCCATGTAACTGCCGTTACCCTAACAGTCTAGAAACGATGGCTGCCACCAGCCAGTCGCATTACTTAACATTCGCTCAGGCCGAATGCCTCTGGCTCGTCTGCGGCGATGACGAGGACGTCAACGCCCTGCTCCACGGCCTCCCGAAGGGCTAGCTCGACGACCGAGTAGCCCTCAGGGGTGTTCCAGATGCAGAACTCCTCAACCCAGCGCGGCCGACCTTGCTTGTACCAGGTCAGCCGCACCAGCGCCAAAGCGTTCTCAACCATCAGCTCACCCGTGGAGAACATCACCACGGGTTTGCGAGGCGGAACGGCGCGTGTCATCACTCCTTCCAGAACGCGGTGGCCTCATCGTCGAGCTTATCCAGCTCTGCCCTCGCGCGGGGATATTCCCCAGAGTGTCCCCACCGCCCATTTTCCGCTCCAGTACTGGGATCTGGGTGGAGACAGTGGGTGTCCTCAGTAGAAGAGTGTCCCCACCCCCCTGCTGAATCGGAAGGGGTGGGGACACCCTCTTCCGTACCACTAGGGGTGTCTCCACCCTCATCCGTTCCAGCAGAAGGAATCTGCCCCCCTGGAGACACTATTTCGATCTCTCCGCGCCCGCGTGTAGTAGAGGGTATAGAAAGTACAGCTTGATACAAATAAAGAGGAGAGCCCTCAGGAACCTCCTGCTGGTTCGGAACAACAACCAGCCCACGCTTCACCAGCCGCTGGAGCGCCTTCTTCGTAGCTGCCACCTTCCCGCCCACCAGTGGGTCGGAATTCAAGTCCTGGCGGCTCAAAGTACGGGGAAACACCGTACGCAACCTCTGCAACACTCGATCGCTGTGGCTCGCCGGCGTCGCATCACTGGCATCCACCTCGGGCGTGAAGTCCCGAATGCTGAAGCTCAGGTCGTCCTCCTGCTGCATCAGCAGCTGCGTACCGCCCCGCCCACAACGCGACTTCTCGATCGTGATGACCCTGGAACGCTGCCCCAGCCGCTCGAGATCCCGCCCCTCGGGCTTCTTCAGGCTCCACGTCTCGTTCACCGCATCTCGAATCGCGCTGGTGCCCCTGAAGCCGCCCTGCTTGTTCGCGTGGTGAATGATGAGGATGGTGGTAGCCGGGTACAGCACTCCGTTGTTCCGCGTCAGCCAATACAACGGCATCGCAAACTCCGACTTGTTCTCGTCGAACGCCTTGCCGCCCGAGCACCCAATAAGCGAGTCAATAATCACCAGCTTCGGCCGGCGCCGCTTCATCAGCTCCACAAACTGCGCGTAGTACTGGAGCGACCACTCCCCCCGAATCAGGGTCCGGTCATCCAACGGAAAATCCGCCTCCTCCAGCTGCTCCTGCAGATCCGACAGCGGCTGGTCCCCATTCAGGATCACCACCCCACCG